TTTGTTGTTCCATTGTACACACCAGTTGAAAGTGTGTTGTACGGGGTTCCTGCGTTTGTAGAGTCCATTGTAACGGTGAGTCTAACAAACTTTGGAGTCACCCCAAGTCCATGAGCAATAGTTTGATTCCCCGACGCTGTGCCTAAATTATAAGTAGTTACACCATTTTTGAATGATACCGTAGCAGGAGTTGCGCTTGTCCAGTCAGTGCCATTTGAGGTCATTACATTTCCTGATGTGCCTGGTGCAACCCAGGGGATATTTTTTGAATCGTTTACAGATTTAACAGTAAGAAATTTAGTATCATCTGTTCCTGTATCCACTTCCGCACCAGTCGCTTTACTGTTAGCAGTTGCGCCATTTTCAACATTGATGATTGTTCTGGTTTCTGTGGCAGTAAGAGCAACAATGTCACCTGATGACTTTCTGCCTACAATTGTCGAAGCTCCTACCGTAAGGGCTACAGGAGTGTCATTTGTCGTGGCGTAGAGAATAGTATTTGCATCATAGAGGCTTTTAGCAACATACGAACTAAGTGTGCTTGATTCTACTTTGTCATTATTCAAGTTAGTTACCCCATCTATAATGCCCTGTAACGCGTCAGAACCGCTTGTAGATGATGTTTGTGATGTAATTGGTGTTATATCTGCCATAGTTATGATTTGATGTCTTTTGTTAAAATATCGCCGTCACCTGAAATATTCCACGGTTCAGCCTCTGCCCACGGGAACGTGGTTGATACCCAGAGATAGTTAATAGTTTTAGAATCGTTTGTAAATGTCCCTGCAACACTTGGAGAGTCTTTTGTGAGAGTGTCTGATGTTTTTGTGTCATAGGTGAATGTCATACTATATCGAATGTACTGTTTCAGGAGTTATTATGTCCTGCTTTAAGTATCTTTTGTTGTACCACTCTTGCATTTCTTTAATAATCCCTTTGATGTTTCCACCATTTCCGTATAAGTCTAATCGTAAACTCTGGGCTAAGTCTGGTCTGTAGAGTGAACAGTACTCATAAGAAGCACCTTTTGAGATGAGTTGATGGTATGGAGAAGCAAATCCTGGTTCTTGTGTGTCTGTGCCAGATGTAGCAAATTCTTTAGGTTCACGGTAAAACTCAACGTACACCTTAGCCCCTGCATCTACTTCTGCCTGAGTAAATTTAGGGTAAATGTCTATTGAGTTTGTTCTGGGGTCATAACGTGGATTTCCTTTATCAAAAAGCTGGTCTACGTTTGGATCTTTTCGTACCGTTGTATATTCTTGGTCAAGATATGTGTCTATTGGTGTTGCGGTTATATAGTTAGTACCATCGTATGAAATACCAACTTTTTTAATCTTTAAGAGTTTCTCGGTAGAGGCGAAAACATAGTCGCGGTCTGTTGTTCCTGGATAAGTTCCTGATGGGTAAGTAGTCCACGCTGGATCATCAAAATCCCAACCAGACTGCGCTTTGATAGCAATTGAAGCACCTATTTTAGCCCATTTGTTTGACCATCGAGTGAACTGTTGGAGAAGTGCGGTATTTGAGGTAATACCTGTAGCTCCTAATCCACAAATGTCTTCACATTCTTGGAGCAAACCTTGTCTTGTTGATGTATCGTTATAGACCATAATGTTTTTTCTAGTTTCCTAGTCCCAAAGGGTATAAACCCTCTGAGTTAAGAAGCTAGTCTGGAATCACGGCGGTTACAACGGCTCCTATAGCTGTATACCCATTCCCCATCCATCCGATTGTGTTATCAATCTTAGTGAAATAGTGAATTTGTGTATCAGTGAAAAGGTACTCTTTTGTACCGTCGCAGTCTTCCGAGTTAATTTCTTCTGCCGATGAAGCTGGTGTGCGAACTTCAAAATTTGCTCCTGCCGATCCAATCACTGTGATTCTGTGTCCGTTAGGAACACTTGCGAGTGATGGAAGAACAATGAAGTCATTTGCGTCGTTTGCTACACCTTGTACTTCAACAGTTTGTGCGAGAGGGGGGATAGAGTTTCCAGTACCCTGAGCTGCTGCTGCAATAAGGATTACTGGTGTTACTTCTACTCCGTCTACTCGTGGTGTGTTTGATAGATATCCTGCCATAATTATATGATTAAGTTATTAAAACCAACCATTAAAGTTAGGCAACGAGTACATCAAACAATACAGGAACCATCTTTGTCCAAGCCTTGAATTTAGAGTCGATTCGAGACTCAAGTCCAATACCTGAAATTTGCGCTCCTGAAACTACTGGGTTAACGATAGTTTTTACTTTTCCATAAGTTGACTTACATACACCTACTGCAAATGCTTTTTTAACACCTGCAAAAACGTGTCCTGATGCGTGCTTACTAGATGAGTAATGTTCTACACCCATGTATTTGAAACCTTGTTTGATTCCATTCTTGAGTGCGTCATCTGCTGTATTGAAACCCTCTGATGAAGCGAGTGTCTCCACAAGTTCAAAGTCTGCTTCACGCCAGATGATAAATGCTCCATTTCGTGCCATAAGTTCACCACCTCCAGCTTCACGAATTTCTCGCTTGATACCTGTGATGATTTTCTTAATGTTTGATGTTGCTACAGTGATGTTTCCTGCTGAACCACCAATACTTGCATTGTCAAAGTTTGTCCATTGAGCATGTTCTGCAAGCATCGCTGTTTCCATTTTTTCATTCAACATTACTCCAACATTGTCTGCAATTTCCATCCAGTCTGAGAATGTCTTCTGTGCTAAGTCTGCATCGTCAATTACTGGTGCAGAGTAAACATAGTCTGTAATAGAAACTGTGTCGTCTGTAGTTGCAACTGCGTAAGGAGTATAGCCTGTGCCACGAGTTCCTGTTCCAACGGTTGCATCTGTTAGGTAAGGATTTCTCCAAATACCTGAGTCTGTATATTTTACGAGACAAACTTCTTTCCACACCATAGGTGCTGAGAGTCGTTCTTGTAATGTTGTCTCGTATTCAATTGTAGGGATTACTGCCATTTTAGTTTAGTTATTTTTTTTAATAACCAAACGAGATGACTATGAGTTGTAAAATACGCCTTTATCTTTGCTTTGCTCTCGCTTTGCTTTAACCACTTTAGGAAGCATCTCTTTAGGAACTTGTTCTATCGGTTTAGCTAACCAGTAATCAACACTATCTGTTGGAACTCCACCTGAACGTGTACCTTTAATTGTGGCTTCACTTGTTTTGGTAAGTTCCCTGAAATTGTTGAGTCGGTGCTGGAAGTATTCATTTTCTAGGAGAGATTCAATGTCTTGTCCTGATTTTTTTACTTCATTTTTTACGAATTCAAATTCTTTTGATCCTTTGATTCCATTTGCGGTAAGAAAGGCTTTTACATCGTAGCCAAAGTCGTCTGATTTTTTGCTAGGCTTAGGAGATTCAAAATCGTTTTTTCCTAGTTTTTTAGCTAGTTGTTCGGTTTGTCTCTTTAGTCTTGCGTACTTTGCATCTAAATCTTCTTCAAATTTCTTTGTCTCTGTTTCAGGTGCTTTAGATTCATCGTTTTCGGTTTCAACTTGAGTTTCCTCTACGTCTTGTTCGATTACTTCTTCATTTTTGTCAATAGTATCCATATTGAGATGTTTTTTGTTAGTCATTCAGGAGGGAATGATACCTTTAGTTATGATTTTTGTTTGAGAATCAGAACTCGTTACACTTAATAATACTACTTTTTAATTTAATGACAATTACTCGTAAGCGATTGTCACATCTGCTGTACCTCCAATTGTTACATAGAGTCCATTGTTGAATGCCTCACCTCCAAAATCAATTGTTCTTTCACCTGTTGTTGCTACCGCAGAGAAAGTGATTGTGTTGTGCATAAGGCGACCATTAGAACCAGTCCCACTTGCCATTACTGTTGATGTAAATGAGTAGTTTCCTAATGTTTCTGTGGTTGCAATACTATTGCCTCCTGTTCCAACTGCTTTAGCTAAGAACACTTGTGTAGTGTCTGCATTTGTTGTTGCGTATACCTGTGGATGTTCGTATGTACCTGTTGAATAATCAGTACCCGCTAAACCAGAAGCATTTACGGCTTTTTTAACGTTATCCAAGAAAGTAGCTTCATTTGTCACCCAAAGTATCTGATAAGGAACTGCCGTTGCTCCTGATGTTTCAGAAAGTTCTAAAACTGCTGTATATGTAATGTCTCCGATTGTGAAGGTTGCATTATCACTTGTAACTGCTGGATTAGAGTTACCTGTACCACCTCCGAATGTCGTATCTGCCCATGCAGTGTTTGCCATTGTTTCTGTAGTAGCAAGTGCGTTTACCACTGCTGTAGCGGCTGCATTTCCTACTGAACGAGCAATAATTTTCTGTACTGTATTTGAGTTAGTTGTTGCAATAACGTAAGGGTGAGCCACTGTACCTGTTGAGTACAAAGTGCCTTCACCTGAACCACCATTGATTGCAAGTTTAAGATTATCAAGCATTGATGCTTCATTTGCTCCTTTTTTAACTTGGTATGCAATAGCGTCTGCTCCGTATGCTTCAGATAATTCATCTACTACTGTATAAGTTATAGACCCTATTGTTACTGTTGCCGCACCCGTTGTTACACCTGCATCACTAGCACCTGTACCACCTCCTAGAGTAGTGTCAGCCCAAGATCCATTAGTAAATGTCTCTGTTGTTGCTGTTGCATTTAATGAAGTTCCTGGTACACGACCTCTTACTGTGAGAGTAGTTGCATCACTAGCTACCGCTACAACGTTAGGGTGTGCTGCTGTTCCAACGTATGCACCTGCACCACTACCGTTTATTGCATTCTTTAGGTTTGCAAGAAACGCTTCTGCATCTGCACCCATTGCTACATCATAAGGGGCAGCGGGAATTGCTTTAGCTGTATATACCGTTGTTCCGATTGTTATTGTTTCACCATCTACTACCGCACCAGATGAAGTAAACACTGATACTGCATGAGTACCTGCTACCATAGCACCCGATGATGTTAGTTCTGTTTGACCATGAGAAGCTGGTACACACGCTCCAGCACTTGTGAGTGTCGTTGTTGCTTGCGCTCCGGCATCTACTGAGTCAAAGATTTTAATTGTTCCTGATGAGTGAGAGTTAATAACAAGATTTTTCAGTTTCCCAAATCCCCTTGTTACAACACCACTTTCTGAAATGTTCTTATAATTCATATTGTTAAATTGCCTCATTTATATAAGGACTTTCTACCTCTTTGTTTGATCTAATACCCTGTAAATCCTTAAAAGCATTTTCTAAGGCGTTTACCCCTGCCCAAACTCCTCGGATATGTTGTCCGAGTAGTTCGTCAGTTATAGGGTTATTTGTAGCTTGAGCAGCTAAACTTAAAGCTCCGTTTTTGAGAGGTTCTGCTTTGAAACCTTTTTGTATCGTTCCATGAGTATAAATACCTTGCAAGAGTACTTTCCGTACTGCTTCTACAAGTACTTCATCTGCGTTGAATGCTTCAATTTTTGCTATTTCTAATTCTGTTAAGTGTTCTTTCATATTTATTTTGTTAATTGTTCACCACCGACCTCGGAGGCAATACCTTGGGGGGCAAAAGCTCCTCCTTGTACTGGTTGTTCCTTGACTGCGGTTATCATACCGCTAAAGTCAATTGGACTTAAACCAGACTCTTCAATAAGTTGGTTGAATGCTTTGCCAATACCAGGAACTTGTGTGAACGCTTGAGGATTTCTAATGACTTCTCGAATGATGTTTGTAATTTTGTCTGCGTTCTGTGCCATGTAACGTTGTTTTCCTTTGATGTTTACGAATACTGAAACAGGGATAGATTCAAGTTCACCTTTTACGGTTTCAAAGAACTTACGATTTCCACTTCTCTTGAATTCCTCTTTATAAAACTCAATAAGACTTTCTTTTTCTCCTGGTTGTATTACCTTACCTTCTAGTATCTTTGACTTTATTTTCTCCTCTGCGGTATTTCGTGCAACCATTTCTCCTATTTCCATCATTTCATCAAGTGTGAGTTCTTCTGAGAATTTAATACCGCTATTCATTTCATCTACAAGGTACTTTAAGAACCAGTCTCGATAAAGAACATCGGCAAAGAATGTTGCAATCTTTCCTTGGCGGTATTCGTGCATTCCTTGTCCTTGCTGTACTACAAGATTTTGAAGTGCAAAAGGTGTACCAGATGATGGATTCACGCCAAGCGAACCCTCAGAAGCAGACCCAAGAACACGCGCAGATGTTTCTTGTTTCTGTTGGTAATTGGTAAAGGCTGTTAGATTTTGAAGCGAGCCGTCAACTTTAGTAATAGGTTTACCCGGTTCATGTTTAAGAATTGTGTTGTTTTTGAGTTCAGATAGTTTTTGATTTCCGTATTCTTCACTGTCAGTCTGAAATACTGTTATAGCCGCATCTAAAAGAGCTTTAAGCTTGATAGCTGAGTAGTTATTCCATACTTGTGGTTCAAAGAGTGTTTCTACAATAGAACGACCACACGCTCGCCCTTTAGAACGAACACGGTCAATTTTTAATGATTTGAATACTTGGTTTAATGGTTTGTCTTTTCCTTTATAAAGGGTAATACCATTTTTAGAACCATCTTGAGTTGTGTAATAACAAACAACGTGCATTTGAGGAGTATATTTGTACTTCTCACCCTCACCAGTTAGCCAGTATTCAGGTAAATTACCTCGTAATTCGTATACTTCTATGTAGTTTCCTGGTGTTTTAACCTCTTGATCATTAGCAAGCGCAACTTTCTTTTCCTGAACCGCCATGACAATAGCTTGATCTATCATGTCATTGTCCCATTTACCCTTAAACGCAACAAGTTCTGCTGGCGTTAGTTGATGTTTGATACAAATAGGCCCTGCCATTACATCTGTCTGGTCACAAAATGCTAGAGTTTTAAGATCAACTACTTCTGGTTTTGTTTCATTTATGTCTTTAATTAAAACTAAGTCGTAAATGACAGAAGTTTCTACTACATCATCAATAAACGTGTCTAATTCATTCTTTCTTGCCCATTGAGGGTGATATTTCTTTACTAAGAATGACTTATAACTCTGTTGTGCGTCGTTTACATACGGCACAATGTCCTTCACATCAAATCCTTCTGAACGAAAAGCTACGTTTATAATTGGAGTTACAATATCATCATAAGGTCGAATACCGTCATTATTACCTGAATGATACCAAGCGTTTGCAACATTTGTACATCGCTCGATATGCTCGTACATATTCCAATCCTTTGACTTAGTCAGAGGTACTCGTACTGTGCGCCAGTTATTTTCTTCGGTTTTTATATACGAAAAAACATCAGTGTTGTCCATATTATTCTAGGAGTAAGTTATTTATAAAAATGGGTAAATAGTCTTCATTTACAAAGAGATTTTTACCTTGTTTGAGGTTTAATCGTCGCTCTGTTACATCTTTACCTTT